TCATTTTTACATGCTTCTGCCATTTCTATTCTAATAGGGTGAGTATTTGATCCAACAAATGATGCAAGATGAGTTCTTTTCCATAGTTTAAAATCAGGCAAATCTATTGGTATAGGAGAACATACTAATGGTATTGGTATTATATTTGGCACTCTAGCATTACCTCCAGCAGAAAAACATAATGTATCAGGCGGCAACCTATGTGCGGGAGCGTCATCGTGTTGGCTTACTGTAAAATACTTTCTGTCTTTTGGTAGATAATCCAAAAAAGACTGTATGATATTATGCTTATTATCACAATATAATGTAGTCCAACTTATTCCAATGTAATATCTACTAATAATAGGAGATTCAGCCTTAAATCGTTCTCTGAAGTAGTCTTCTAGATATAATCCATTATGATAAGGTGGGTATATTGGATACTGTGGATTTGGTGTAAGTAAATTATGTGTGTAAATCATATAAACCACAATCCTTCATCTTTAAAATGTTGTATTTTTGTATCTATTCCTACCATATGATTATTATGAACTATGATTGCATCGTTCTTTATATTTTGTTTATAATACACATGTCCATTTGGAAATAGTCTTGGGTGTAAAATAGCAATCGGATATTTGTTATATACTCCATTTATGGCGAGTTGGTCATCTTCTCCGCTCATAGACGAACATTCATCTATTAACATACTTGCTTCTTTGCTATTATTAAATGCCATGAACCCTGAACAAATAACACTTCCTGGCAAATCTGATTGGCATAAAATTTTAGCATCTATTTGATCAAATATTGGTCGAGGATCTTTTTTGAATACAATATCTGTATCAACCCAGCATATATCGTTAAAAACATAATAAGCCTCTTTTATGATATTCCATTTATGTTTTACAACTTTTCTAAAGTTGCTATTAGGATCAAATGACCAATTTTGATACTCTGAATCATATCGAACATCTCCATCATCGATATCATAATATAGTATTCTATTTTGATATTCTTCAAAAGTTTGGAACGATAACAAATCTAAACAATAAATTACAAAATCATCTTTGGATATTCCTGCAAATTCCGCTGACTTTAACATATTTTTGCATATTTGTATGCAACCAGAATTTAAAAATGTTACAAATTTCATAGTGAAGGGATTACCAATTTATACGGAGGATATAATCTATATTTTACAGAACCCGATGTACCAGATCTAATATTTGATTCGTGTTTATGATAAGTTTTTATAGACATAGAAGGATTTTTTACATTGTAATCTGAGAGTTCTGCCTCGTATGCTATTTTATTATCACATCCAGGAACTCCTAGATAGTAATCAGCATTTTTTATTTTACACATATCTTTCCATATCCAAACATCCTGTGAATCAGATCCTTTATATGTATCATTATATTTGTGTAAACGGCCATCATATTCGTATCTGGTCAGACAAAAAAATTCGTTTTCTTGTATCTTATTTGCCAATAAAATACTTTCATCAAAAAGTATATCAGAATTCGCCAGAATATTGATACCTGGTATCTTTAAATCAAAGATATGCTGATAAGTTATCCTGTCTGCCAAGGTAATATCGTGATTTATTTTATCTTCTCTTTTACATGAAAAGATAAAAATATTGGAAAAAAATCCAGATTTTATATTTAAATTAATACAATCTATGATTTCTTTGTTTCTTGCCTCGTCACCACAATCCCAATATTCGACATAATAATTCATATATTCACCAAAAACTTATTTCCTGGGCTTTGAAATTTAATATTGTGTTCATCAAAACCCATGTTTCTCAATACCTGTTCTTTTGATTCTCCATCAGCTAATCCCATTGTAATTACTGGTTCTCCACCTTGAATTGGTATACCAGGCCAAATACAATAAGCATTTCCTAAAAAAGCCATACGAACACCAGTATTCTCGTTTACCATTTTCATGAATATTTTTAACAAGACTTCATGATCGAATGCCACATTAGCCTGTCGTTCTAATTCTTCACTTGCCTCAATCCAAGCATATATAAATTCATAAGATTTTGGTGTTTGATTTAAGTATATTGGTGATGCTTTTGGCATACCAATAGTTGGATCTTCCTTTGTAGGAACTTTAGGAAATGCCATAGCTAAATCAACTTTATCGTGAAACTCATCAAAAACTTCAAGAGGTTTATGTACAATTGAATCTACATCTAACCAAACAAGTGGTGTTCTTAATTCGTTCATCATCTCAAGAATAAATCTCGGTTTTGATAAACAATTAGAGCGATAATTTCCCTTTGATGGTTTATGTCTAATAAAGTTTGGTATGGAATGTTGCTCAAGATTTTTTTTCAATCTTGTGGCGTGATCGCTATAATAAGTGCGACCATCTACGTCAGCATAAAAAGAAATCACAGGTGTCTTCATGGTCTAGTATTTATAGTTGTTTTATCATGTGATAAAGAATGTCATCTGCATTCTCTAATTTTTTCACACGTTCAAAATTATGTTTAATTGCATCCATCTTACTATAATATAATTCTTCTGTTAATTGTGATGGATCAAATGATGAATCAAGTGTAATGATTCCTTCTGAATTGAAATAATTACCAATATCAGGTGTACCCCAATATACAGGTATTGTTCCAGTTGCAAAACAGTCTGTTAATTTTTCTGTAAAGTAAGTTGGATACTTATCATTTTCAATAACAATTGAAAACATATATGGATTCAAGGCACGACTTTTATCTCCCCAAGGTCGTTTCTCATATCCAAATCTTGGTGATCCTAATACACCACCATATAAATCAACTTTATCTTTCCATTTATCTGCCAAAGCATGACGAACTTGATGACCTATTGTTGCTTGTTTTGGTGATGCTATTAGAGATACTAATTTATTCTTTTCAAATATTTGTTGATCTTCTATCCAAGGAAGGTTACTTCCAGCAAACGAGAAATGTAATTTTTTATTTTTACTGCAAAATGTCCTATCAGAAAAATAAACAGCATCATAGCTGTCACAAATCCGTTCAAGATGTTTTTCAAATAAATCTTTAGGAAAATTAAATTCATAAAATATCGCCCTTGATTCACAAATCCATGCTATCTTTTTTTCGTTAGGCTTCTTTACGTAATTTATTCCATGTGAAATAGCTGCATCTATAAAAACCTTGATATTGCTATCTTCTTTCGTCCATGAAAATAATTTAGGTTTCTTGTCAGAACAGGAAGACTGATCCGTATTAAACGGTGCTCCAATTGCTTGCATTATATCCATATTAAAAATAACTCACTTTCCTATATGGTATTTAGGAACGAGTTGCCAGTTAACTTTGTCTTTATGTGATACTATTTTAATTCTTGCTAAAGAAAGTTGTGGTGTGCTATATTCTTCAGGATCAACTGCATCACATAAACCCCACTCAATCAATAATTTTACAATAGTATTTCTTCTACCAATATCATCATCAGAAATATCACTCTCTAGATTATCAAGTATAAACATTTCTTTAAAATGCATTATTGCATAACGACCTCGTTTATGCAAAATATGGCAAGACTGAAAAAGTTTATTTTCCTTTTTTGAGGATACGCCTATTCTAGTAAGAGTCTCTTTGATTTTTAAAAAATCTTCTTTTGATTTTAGGGTCACTTCAACACCCAATCCATCAAAAATATCATCATTATTTTCTTCCATTAAATACTCCAAAAATATTAAATATTTATATTATTTAATATTTCCACCAGTATTTAATGCGTTCTTTAGATGATTTATTTGCTCTTTTGTTAGAATTTTGGAGGCTTCTACTGCCTTTTTATCTGAATATCCGTAATATTGCTTGATAATTGAAATATCATCAGAATCGGTGGTCTTTTCCTTATGCCACTTACTAAATCGTTTCTTTTTTCGAATATTCAGAAGATAATAATCATATTGCATCTTTTTGCTAATATTATTATAAAAATTCATCATATTTGCCTCAAAAAGAGTATCTGGAAAATATGATAAAGATTTATTGATAATATAAGGAACGTAAATCCTCTCGCAACCAGGATCTACGTTCATTAGATTTTTCTTATTATCATTAATGCTATTGAGAAAATCAAAGATTTCCATTAGATAAACTCACATGTCATCATAAGTTCTACCAAGCAAGCCACCATATTGATCTCCTGATCGCTCACAAATGCAGCCTTGTACTGATACTCCCCAAGAACAATAATGGCTCCAGGAATGCTCATAGGGGCTAGATATGCATTTAGATTATCATAAATCTTTCTAAAAATATCAGTTTCTGACAAATGCACATTTGTTGCAACCCACTTTCGAACATTTGCGAAGTCCTTATTTTTCATAAATGAAATTAGATTCTTGATTTCATTTTCAGCAATATTGATAAGAATACCTTCATCAATCTTACCAGAGACAGAATATCGCTGAAGTTCGTTTAGAATTCTACGAAAATCTGGGTAATGCTTCATGATAAGCTTGGCCAAAGCCTTTTTATCACAAATAACATTCTCATTTTTAAGAATATATTCACATCGTTCCAAAATTCCAGCACAGATAGAAGGACGTTCCTCGTTAGAGATTGTAAAATCAATACAAGTACATCGTGAATGAATTGGTTCAATGATTCGTGACTTGTAGTTACAAGTCAAAATAAAACGACAATTACTTGAAAATTCTTCAATGGCTCCACGAAGTGCTGGTTGAATACTCTGTGCGTTTGAATAATCAAACTCATCAAGAATAACAACCTTTTTTGAATTTTCAGAAAAAGAAACTGTGCTTGCAAATTGTCGAATCTTTGTTCTAAGTGTATCAATATTTCCATCTTCAGAACAATTAATAAGAATCCAATCAGCATTCAATTCATTACAAAGTGCCTTGGCAACAGTAGTTTTTCCTGTACCAGCAGTACCAGAAAATAGAAGATTTTGTGGTTCTCCTTTAGCAACCATGTCCTTGAAGGTCTTCTTCAAGGACGATGGGAGAATACATTGATCAATGGTTTGTGGTCGATATTTTTCGACCCAAAGAAATTCAGTATTATTCATATTATGCAGTATACCGTGAGTTAGGTTCCATTGCAAACCAATAAGAGAGATTCAGATTTTCATTATCAAATTGAACTGCTACGTTCTTGGCAAATGAAATCTCATAATCTCCAGCCAAAAGACGAATATTTTCCATCTTAAAATTAAGTTCAAATTCAGCACCATCAGCATTACCTTCAAGTTCTACCTTGTAGCTATTACTTGTTGGATCCTTAAGATCACAGATGATTGCGTAGATAATACTACCATCACTCTGGAATGAAAGATCTGGAAGTTGTAGAACTGATGAAATTCGCTGAAGTTCATTGAACATACCTTCTTCGATACGAGTCTTTACCGTAACTGGTGGCATATTTACTGACTTCGTTGGATATGTGAGAAGACGAGGTTCCGAATAATAATAATTTACAACTGAATTATTCGGTCCAATGATCTTTACACTCTTTTCACCAAATTCAAACTGTGGATTACTGAAAAGACTCACAACTCCAAGGAATTTGTTAAGATCCCAGATACCAAATTCGACATCAAAAGTCTCTTCGATAACTGCCTCTCCCATACCACTCTTGGATGGTGTGATTGTCTTGATTACATTCCCAGGCTTTACAAGAATATTTGAATTCATATTTGCAAAGTTCTTGAGAATAGAAAGTGTTGTTTTACTGATTGTAATTGCTGTAGATGTCATATGTACTCATTATAATTAGTTTATTCAAAGTCGTCAAG